CGGCTCCCAAGGTTATGCCCGAGGAAACTAAGCCGGCGGCTCCGCGTACCGGGGCGCTCTATGTGAAGTACGCCTACAAGGGCAATACCACGGTCACTCGTTTCTACATCGACCAGAAGCTGGCTGCGGTGATTGTCGAAAACAACCGCCAGTTCTATAAAGCCGACGAGTTCGGTGAAATCCAAGAAAAACTTCCGTTCACTACACTTGCCGAAGCTCGCCGCTTCCTAATCGGGATGTAATGACATGTCAAAAGAGATCAACTTTAAAGATGCCGGCTGTACCGATACCCTGGGTTCCGCTCTTAACCACTATAGCCAGAACTTCGATTTCAAGGACTCCAAGAAGTGGGCTCTGGAGTGGATTAAGGTTCATCTGCCCGATGAATACGATAGGTTGAAGGACGAGAAGGAGCACAAGTTCTCTAACCGCGGGTTCGTCTGTCGCATGATGAAGAACGGGCTCGTTCTTTCCGACCAGCAGAAGCACGATCTCGTGAAGTTCTTCTTGAACATGCCCACCACCTTACCCGAGGTCGAGGAACGCGATACTGCTGCTCCCAAGCGCAAGCCCGTGGAGAAGGTGAACACGGTTATCTTCCAGATGGAGGATGTCGTGGACGCTATCCTGTCCGACAACGAACCCAGGCCCGTCGAAATCCCTATCGATAAATCGAAGCTTGCCGAGGCGCAAGCCTGGCTCGAGAAGGAGATTATCGAGGCGCAAGAGCAAGTGGAGAAGCAGAAAGCCATCCTGGAGCAGCTCACTTCCGTCTACGAGCGCTGCGGTGGTATCAGGAGTAAAATCGCTCCCGCCAAGCCCAAGGCTAAGCCCAAGGAAACTGCGTCCACTCTGAACGCCGATAAAGCCAAAGCGATTAAGACGATGACCTATCAGAAGAGGGATGAGGAACTGGGCATCGACTCCCTGTCTCCGGCTCGTCTCGTGGGAGCTAAAGCGGCGATCCTGTATAACACGAAGTACCGAACTCTTTTGCGCTTCGTGGCTAAGCCGGGTGAGAGTCTCGCGGTTAAGGGTTCCTCGATTCGTAATCACGACGAGGAGAAGAGCACTTCGAAGAAGGTGAGAAAGCCCAAGGACTTCTTTGCCGTGGAAGACCGCTGGAAAGCGTATGATCTGCTGAATACCACCGAGCGCAAGGCGACCACGCACGTTTCGTCTGAAATGATGATCGTCGAAACCAAGTGAGGGGACCGTAGCATTTTCGTGGAACTATTTTTCCTGAACGGCTTGACTTTCAGTTCTTGGTCTGCTATACTATGCACATCAAGTAAGTAAACCAACTGGAGCCCAAAATGCGTAAAAATCAACAGTTTGCCATCACTGTCCCGTTCAACAACACCGTCAACGCTCAGTCCCAAACTTTCAACAGTGCAAATTGCAAACGCTCAAAGTTCCAAGTTCAAACCCTTCTCGAAATTTCACAACACCCACACTTCGCCTTTTTCGTAACACAAGCCATGCGCAACAATCAGTCAATTATCGTTGCGCCTAACTATTCCTGTCACTTCGAAGTACATTTCTTCCTTACTTCCGGAAAGTCTCACATGCTCAGAATCGACCGTGAAAGTTTCACGGAAATCTACGCCACTTCCGGAAATCCCTACATTCACACCCCGCGTCCGTAACAAACTTCAAACAGTGCAACACTCTCGAAAGAGTGTTGCATTTTTCATTAAATAAGAGGATCACTATGGCCATTCTCGATATTTTAGAACGCATCGCTTCCGATAACTCGCGCAAGTTCAAAGAAGGTGTCCTGACCGAGCACAAAGACGACCCCCTTCTGAAGAAGGTCTTCTGGGCTGCGTATAACCCCGAGATCACCTACTGGATCGCCGCTCACCCGACCGTTCAAAACGGATACGCGGGCACTCTATCTCTCGACACGGCAATCGATGAAGTCCTCGCCAATCTGGCATCCCGCAAGATCACGGGCAACGCCGGCATCAACTTTTACCTGAACATTCTGGCTGCCCTGTCCGAGGATGATGCGCAGGTACTGCGCCTGATCATCGATCGAGACCTACGCTGCGGAGTGCAAACTCCTACTATCAATAAGATTTGGAAGAATCTGATTCCTACCTATGATGTGATGCTGGCGGGTAAGGAACCCAAGCATTTGAAGTTCCCCGATGTCGTGGTACAGACGAAGTTCGATGGGGTGCGCTGTCTGGTTACTCATAACTTCGACGGCAGTATCGAAATGCGCACTCGTAATGGCAGCCTTATTACCTGCCTCGAGCCCATGTATGAAGATTTCCGTCAGACTATCGGACTCGGAGAAACCTGGGATGGTGAGCTGGTATGCTACGGTAAGGACGATCTTCCGCTATCGCGCAAGGAAAGCAACGGTATCACCTATAAGGCTATCTGCGGCACTATCGATGAGAAGGAATGCTCGTTGGTGCGTTTCGCTCCCTGGGACATCGTCGATAAAACCCAAGCCCTGACATACGAGAAACGCCTGCAAACCCTCTATCTTGCCCTTAACCGTGCGCGTCGAGCGGGCGTCGAAAAAATCATACAGATTCAAACGATTAAGGTCGAATCCTTGGCGGATGTCGAGCGTCTGTTCGAAGAAGCGTTGGCTCGAGGCGAGGAGGGCGTCATCGCCAAAAACCTTGCCGGCAAGTGGGAGCCAAAGCGTTCGAAGAACTTGTGCAAGTTCAAAGCGGAGAAAACTGCCGATCTCGTTGTCGTGGGATGGGTTCCCGGATTGGGTAAATATGAAGGACAGATGGGTGCGTTAGTATGTCAGTCATCCGACGGTAAAGTGGCTGTCAATGTCGGGGGTGGTTTCTCGGACGAACACCGCCTTTACCTCACCTTAGATAACACGATAGACCGAATCGCCGAAGTCCTGTATAATGCGAGAATCACGAAGAAGGATGGCGGAGCGGATTCGCTGTACCTTCCGCGCTTCGTGCAATTCCGTTTAGATAAGTCTCGAGCCGACTCCTCTGAAGAGATTAAATAGGAGAATGATGTATGAGGTTCAAAACCCAGTATGAATTGAAAGACCGCGAAGGCGAAAAGAAGATCGTTCGCAAGTTTCTCTGGTTTCCGTGTGCCTTTAATGATGATAAAGAACACCGCTGGCTCGAAACCGCCGATGTGGTCTATAGGGTGCAGAGAGTCTATACCTTTCTGAATTTTGTCTTTTCGACTGGTAGCGGTTGGAAATGGCGTCCGATTCGATTTGCCAACCATGAAGATTACCAGGGAATGCCGTTAGAAAAGCCTTATGGGGATTTCGAAGAAATGGTGGAGAAACGAGTCGCAAAACCCAGTTTCTGGTTAATCTTAGATTCGTTAGCTCTTCTGGTTGCTTTTTTCGATATGAAAGATGCCATAACGCTGCTTCTGACAATCAAAGTCATTCAAGCCTTTGCCCTTTCTTTCCCTTTTTCAGAGAATAAATCATGAGATGTAACCTGATTTTTCCCTGGTTTCTCACCGACCAGCATCTGATAGCTGAGAAGCGCGAGCTTCGAATGATTCCTCCGCTGCTGCAAAAGCGTATCGACTCCGGCAAGCATACGACTCTGGACATTCCGCGTCGCTTTACGCTCGGCAAGGGCCACATGCTCTTCTGGCTCGACAAGATGCTCTACCTATCCAAGCGATACGACGCCTTGACCGAGGAGATGGGGCGTCGCGGGTTTAATGCCGACCCCTCCTTGACATTCGACATGAAATGTGCTATACTGTCCAGTATGGATAACGATTGGGAGCCGCAACCCGAGGACTACGACATCATCGTGACACGCCTACGCGACAGGGTGAGGGAGAAGCCGGGGTGGTACAGGTACTGCGGCAAACCAGTCGATGAAAAGTGGATCGAAATCACCTACCCTATTCCATACTATACCTAATCGGAGATTAGCAGATGCAAACATCGACTCTTTTTATCGGTAATCTAACTCAAATAGATTACGCTTACGTTCATCCAACCCAACTCATCATCAAAGGTGGCTCTCTAAATCTCAACGTCGAAGTCACGGGAAACATCGAACCCGTCGAAAATGTCGTGGTGGACTTCGGTACGATTAAGAAGTCGATCAAGCACCTGATTGACGATAAGGAAGAGGGCTTCGATCACAAAATCTGGGTACCGGAGAAGCATGGCGGTATCGACGACTTCGAACTATGGTCGGTGCCGGGGGAAGCGGACTACGAGCGCATTGCACTATTCCCGTTCGGTGATGGTCGAATGGTGGTATCCACTCCGAAGTTCACTCTGGCTTGCCCTAAGAATGCGATTAAAGTCTGCAAAACCTCTTATGTATCAGATAGTATTCGAGATTATCTCGAAGAGAAACTGAACATCGAGTATCCTGATTCGGATATCAAGGTTAAGGTTTTGCTGACGGATCGTCCGGCACTTCCCTTCGATAATTTTCCTGGATACGAAACTTCATTCACTTACGTTCATGGATTAAAGAACAGCACCTCTTGGGGATGTCAAAACATCGCTCACGGACATAAGAGCTGGCTACTCTTCGTGGATGATTACGGGCAGGTGGTATATCCGCCCCAGGAATTCGCATTGAAGATAGAGGACTATCTGGATGGTCGCATGTTTATCTGGAGCGACAACATCATAAAGGACGATGACGCTGGATTGGCGATAGGATATGAAACACCCAGGGGCGCATTCTATTTGGTAATCGATAAGCCCAGTGTCAAAACGCACATCATCGATACCGAGACTACGGTCGAGCATCTTGCCGAATGGTTCGTTTCTTTCTTCGAAGAAGATGTGAAAGAGATGATGAAACTCGGTGCCACAGCCGTTTACTTCAGCGAAGGCTTGGTAAAGGGTGCGCGTATCCGATTGAAGGAGAGGTTCGGTGATGATACCGTTTGAAATGAGTGTTCGCGTGACGAACTCGAGCGAAGGCTACGTCGTTACCGTCACTCTGGAATCTAAAGATTCCTCGAAGCCCATTACCGTTTCCCAAAAGAGAATCTATGCCGATTTAGACGACATGTCAGATCTCCGACAGGAAGCTATCGATGAATACACCCGCAAAGCAGGCGAAATACAATGAGTGACGAAATCGAAAAAGATGCACCCGAAGTCGAAGTGGTTAAGAAGAAGGCGTATCTGGTCGTTGGAGTGATACCCAAGGATACTCGCGCCGTGGCTCAGCACATCCAAGTCAATCTGGAGTACGAAACTCACGGGCGTATCGATCGCATATCCGAGCAAGACTTGATATGCGAGTATGTCGAGGGCAAAGGGTATCACCCTCTTTGCAAGAGGGAATGGCTGGAACCGATCAAGAATAAGATCATCATTAGCCTTCTGGAAAAGACCGAATCCGTAATCAAAAACGAGCATGTCCAAGGTGTGATTGTCGACGGGTCGTTCGCTTTAGATGTCGACGTCAGACAAGCCTATACGGAGATTTTAGAAGATCAAGGCTACGAAGTGGTCGTCGTTCCGGTACAATCCGATATGGTGAGCATCTTCTTCTACGGGTGGTCATCGGGCACCAGCCTTAAATCGCTCTACACGCTGTGGAAGAAATACAACCACCAGTTCACTCGAACTTATGTTCCGATGGAAGACCAGCCTACGGCTATCGTGGTGGATGAGAATGTAACCGATCCGATTTTTATCGAGATCATTCAATCACTATCGAAGAAGAACAAGATCGTCGTTCTCTCGAAGGAACTACGCTTTGGCGTCGAGTATCCGTTCGATGTCCATCATGTGATGGTCGGTCCCAATAAGATCGATGTCTTCTGGACCAAGATCGCGAATCACTTCAAGGTTAAGCTGGTCATCGATAACGATCCGAATGCGGTTCACCGCTGGCATCAGATTGATGTGCCCGTTATCAGCTTAACCAGCCAATTCGCTTTAGAGAGGAATCTATGATCAAAACCGATTTCGATGTCGAGCTCTATCACCAAAAGCGTGCCGATAAAAATCGAAAATTGGTGCTGGGTGTTTCGGGAGCTTCGGTGGGGCTCATTGAAAGTCTTGCCAGACATTACTCGCTGCCTATGGACTCGAACCTCTTCGATAGGGTGTTCGAAAGGAATCACGTGGCTAAATGGGATATCAAATGTCTGCTCAATCTTTTTAAAGATGCTGTCGATGAGATCGAATTCGCTCTGGGGCTGCACCAGAGCGGCATGGTTCTGAACTATACTCCCGTCGATGCGATTGCGCTTATGCTATTGCACTTGTCGCAATTTAAGACTGTATCCGATGAGCAGCAAACCGAAGCCGACGCTATCGTTCACCAGGCTATAGCATTGTGCCCGAGTTTCTCGCATTTCATCCAGGTTTTCCCAAACGCGAAGGAAAAGACGATCAGTACCGATCTTCTGGCTAATCTCAAGGCGGGCGTCTATAACCGCTATTATGAAAGGCTGAAATGCCCGGTCATACTGGTATCGGAACTGGCGTCGAACGGGTACTCGTCTATTCTGGCCGATGATGATTCTCGTTTAGACTTTATCATTCGAGTAATCGATGTTTTAAGGCAGAGTTATTGAGGGGATACACCAGCGGCTGTTCTTCTTTCCTCCGCGGAAAGGAGTAGCATACCCCGAGTCGATCATCATCTGACCCACATCTTGTCCGTCGAAGTAAACTTCGGCGAGGATGCGCCCACCATACTTGTCCCAATCCAAAGCACCGAAGGTTACGGCGCGAGTAGAGGAGAGCTTCTTTGATAAGAAGTTCTTCGCTGCTCGCGCCTTTTCTTTTTCGGAGTCGCATTGCCCCTTCATCTCGGGAGTATCGATCCCCGATATTCGGATGGAAACACGATTAAGAGGACTCGGCATTCCCGCCATCTCCGCTCGTAGAGTGTCGCCATCGATCACACCCACGACTTTGATTTCATTTATGCATTGCGCCGAAACTATCGTAGAAGCGAGAAACATAAAAAATGCGATAACTATCTGTTTCATCTTCTGGATTCCTTTTGACTTGAATGAATGCTCTTTTCATATTGCTGATGATGAGATTTCTGAACATCTGCTGTACCACGAAGCCGTCTCGTGGATAGGTGTGCCCGCTATAACAGAGGAGACTCAAAAACCAGCAAACTGTTCTTTGCCATATATTGCGATCATTGAATTGAGGACTCGACCATCCCTCGATGATAGTGACCGTCTTCGGTTGAATGATGATGTAACTATTCATAGAGGTCTCCTGTAACATCTGACATTCTTCTTGAAATACTTTCCGATTGATGTTGTCGTTCATATAGTCATCGGAATAGAGAACATCTCTCTTGATCTGCTCGGCTACTTCTAAGAAGTTGCACTCTCCCTTACTTCTGCAGAGATGCAGTATCTCTCTTTGCAATCTCTCCGGAGATTCCTTCCCTATCTGCTTCAACTCCTCGTTGCTCGAATAATAGTCCTGCCAGTCGCTCTCTTGCTTCTTTCTTCTGGAAGCGCCTTTCTCTTTCCTGTAACTCCAGACATACTTTCTGCCGATGTACTTCTTACCGGTTTGCCTATCGGTGATCAGATAGACGAACCCATAAAATCCGACCAGAGTATCGATTTCTACCACTCGTCCTTCATAGGTCCACGGGTTATCAGTAGATGTAGATTTCGGTTGTGTCATATGTATTCTTCCACAGCTTGTATTCCATCGTGACATTGATGTTGACTACTTGATTATTTTGAGCATAACCGTAAGGTACTTCTGCGATAACGACGGGCCATGCTGCATAGAGCTTGACACCATAAGTCTTGTTGTTATTCCTATCTAACTGCCAAATGTCGATATCTTGCGTGTACTCGACGAAGAAGTTGAGTGAGTTATCGTTGATGTTGATGACGGAAGTCTGCCAAATGTCGAAATAATGACGCTGTTTTAAATGGACACTTGAGTAAAAGGAGAAGGTGACCGGCTCATATTGCTGGCTATAAGGTACTCTGAATGGAGCGCAATGCTGCGAGTGAGGGTAAGTCATCAGTGTTCTCGCCGGCATCGTGCAGGTATGACAGGCGACTTGAACCTGCCCTTGTCCGGTTCATCGACATGTTGTGTCCTTCGATGTTACCGGCAGAAGACTCGGTGTTAAGGTACGAGCCCTGTTTTCCTATTCCTGACGGCAGCTTCATCTCCACCATATATCTATTGGGACGAGCAAACCCGACTGGGAATTTACCTAAAAAATCTGTTACGGTGGCACTTATTTCTGCCATTATACTTCTCCTATGATTTGGTGCCTTTTTTCCATTGAGCCAGAGGCAATGAAGCGACATTCTCCCATTCATCCATGCTGATCTTAACTAATCGAGTTCTGATATGAGTAGTTAGATACCTGTGAATGCATGGCTGTAAGACATCCGACTTCGTGGCAACCTGAAGAGATTGGTAAGATACTCTGACATAATCTCTAGTTGATTTCTTAGATCGTAATCGAAGAAGATATTGTAACAACCTAGCTCTATCATCTCCACTCGCATAATGCAGATTGATTCCGATAAACCCGTCTCCATAGATGTTAAACGGTACGACCAGCGGGAGTCGATCCCAGTACGGCAGCTTATCCTTCCACTTAGGATCGTAAAGGTAGGCGAACATGCCACCGATGAATGGATCCGTGGCAGGATTATAAGCGTTATAGTTGACATCTTTAGCCGCTTTTCTAAGCTCGTTGAAAAACCATTCGAGACCTTTCTTCTTGTGACGATCTCTTTTTATGACTGCCATTCTGCGCTACCTCTTTGCTATGCCTAAAGTGTATTCGTCCATAACGAGGAATTCGAACCCGTTCTTTTGAGCGAACTGTCTTGCCGATGCCCACTTATCTTGATTCCTTTGCCAGGTGATCATCGACTCTCTATACTTCTTCGGATCCCTTCCTGGTTTAGGAGGATTGACTTGGTGGTTGGGTTTGATCTCTACGATGAAACGCTTTTCGGATCCATCCGCTTGTCTGACCAGCGCCCAAAAGTCGGGGAAGTATCTTCTTACTCTTCTATCTACGGTCGAGTAATAAGGTATGGCTTTGATCTCCGACCCCCATTTCAAAACGGTCGGAGTCGTATCCAGCCAAAATGCTAACTTGCTTTCCCAAGAAGAACGCATGGTAATCTCATTGATGTTACCGACATACTTCGCTGGATTCACGGGTTTGTATCTAACGGGCTCGGGAAATCGACTCATCTTACCTCCGACAAATTATCTCTTATTATTTATAAATAATAAGAAAATTACCGATTGGAGAAATAACCTTGGCTGAACTCTACTATCCCGAACTTCTAACCAACAAAGAAGCGTTTCCTGCCAACATACACTTCACCTTCTATGAGAGATTCTCGACCAAGGCAAGTGAGATGCGAGATCAGATACACCTCTATATGCCCGAGCAATTCGGTCAACCGAATACCGTGACATGGGACTCATCGTTCCGTGGTGGACAAGCTATCATTGGGGCGTTAGGTGGTGTCGCGAGTACTCTTGGCTCTGTCGGCAAATTTGTCAGTCAAAAGATAGGTGAACTTCAGAGAGTGGCAGGAGGACCGACTGCAGACTTGGCGGAATTGAAAGCTGGCATGCTACTCAACCCCTACTTGTCCCAAGTCTTTAGAGGTGTCGACTTCAGAAACTTCCAATACACTTTTAGATTCGTCCCCTATTCAGAAGGTGATTGCGAAAACATCAAAGAGATCCTGACTATCTTCAGAAAGTGGGCTCTTCCTTCCGGACCCGCTGGTGGAGCGACATCTATCTATCTAAACTATCCTGGAGAAGTAGAAGTACAATATCAATTCCTGGATGGTGAGAATTATTACATCCATAGATTCAAACGATCCGTGATTACCAGCCTCGACATCGACTATACCGGTGCCGGTATGTGGACGATGATGAGAAACGGATTCCCGACCGAGACGGTGATGAACATCAGGCTGTCCGAGATTCAAATCGTCGTCAGAGAAGATGTCGAAGGCGAGAATTATTAGGAGGATACATGGCATTTTTCTTCAAGAAGTTTGATAAGATTAGTTATTCGTTCATAAGCGACCCCAGTCAGAAGAAGCAGGTTACCAACATACTGACTGCCTTCTTCCTAAGGAAAGTGTCTGCCTATAAATCGTTCCTTTTCCAGAAGTACAGCGTAAGAGACGACGATTCGATAGAGAGTTTAGCCGATAAAATCTATGGTAATCCAGCGCACTATTGGACTTTTCTGGTTGTCAACGACATCATCGATCCCTTTTCGGAATGGGCCAAAGACTCCTATCTTCTGGAGAAGTTCGTGGCTAAGAAATACCAAGTCGGTAGGCAGTTCAAGAAGGTGGACGGTACTACGGCAACCGTTCCCTTTTCTTCGGGCGTGGGCGGTATCCATCATTTCATCAACATCAACACCGGCAGAGTATGCGATGATGTCGAAGATGAATACTATCGAGAGAAGTACGCCAACGATCCCAAGACCATCGGAAAGAACATCATACCCGTCACCAATCTAAATCATGAAAGCGATTTAGACATAGAGAGAAGAGAGATCAGTATCGTGTCTAAAAACTTCATACTGGATTTCGAAGAAGACTTTAGCAAGATGCTGTCTAAAGGACACTCTACATGAAGGTTGAAAAATCAGGTAATTTTACAGACGTCAAGAAACTTACGGTCACCATAGACCGGTAAGGATGTGACGGGATTCGCTCAGCAGGTAAACATCTATCAAGATATCTTTCTACCTTGCTGGACCGCTATCGTTACCATAGAAGACTCGGCTAACATCCTGATGAACATTCCGATCAAACCCGGGTCTAAAATCACGATAGAAGTGGAAACCGAGACGGAAAGCGTCATGGACGGTAGCAAGTCCTACGACTTTATCATCTACAAGCTGGGAGATAAAGCGTTCAAAGGGCAGATGCACTACCAATATAGATTGTATTGCGCCTCGCAGGGCTTCTTGACTAATCAGACGAATAGGATTTCTAAAACCTATGCCAACAAGAAACCGGAAGATTGCGTCTCTAATGTCTGCTCCGAGTTCCTCGGTGGCTCTCTAACGAAGAGCGACCCCAGCGATGTAACCTATCATACCATCGTACCTAATTGGACACCTTATGTGGCGGGTTGGTGGTTCGCCAAGCTGGCTCTGAAAGAGAACAGAAGCGACTATGTCTTCTTCATGGTCGACTTCGATAAATACTGGTTTAGGTCGATTGAGGAACTCTTCAAGAACGAGAAGAGCGGCATCACCTTCAAGCAGAAACCCAGCAACTTTAGAAACGATGGGGGTAACTTCGAAGACGATTACGGTATCATGCTAACCAAGTATCATACCGATGACTACGATGGTATCGGTAACCTGGGCGCAGGCTATTATAAGACCAAACTGCTTTCCTACGACGTCATCAACAAGAAATGGGAATCTAAAACCTTCTCCTTCGGTGATGATATAGCGGAAGATAAGGAGAAGAAGCCATGGGAAATCTTCGATCAAGCAGAGAACGCCAACATCTCCTTCTTACCCAAGCACCCGGGATTGCACGCTAATCAAACTATCGACGATCAAGTCACCAATTGGCACGTTTCCAGAAAGAGCAATCTTCTGAAGTTAGAGCAGAACAAGTTGCAAATCCAGATACCTGGTGGGGCTAAAGTCTGGGAACTTCTCGGTCGAAACTGCAAGGTCGAGTTACCAAGTCATCAAGATCAGGAAGACGAGCCTTATGATAAGTATTATAAAGGAGACTATTTGATTTCCCATATCTGTCAAGTTTATACGCCTTCCAATGTGACAGTGAATATGGAACTCATCAAGAAGAGACTGGAAGAAAAAATGCAATGAAATCGATAAATTATGTTTAAAGGAGCCGGAAGTGGAAAATAAAAACATCATAGATTTACAAGAAATCGACAGAAAGCTAAACCCACCTGAGACACGCGAAGAGGTCGAGTACAAGAGAGAGATTATGAAAGCCGTTATCGACAGAGCCGGCATACGAGGCTTCTTTCACGGTCAAGTCACTCCCGAACCCACCGGTATCGTTTTAGACTACGATGTCGAAGAGGTTAAGAGAGAATTAGGAGGTGTGTCTTGAGTGTCATCAATCATCCTCTTCAGACTGGTGGCTTTTCATTAGGTCAGTTCGTTTACTTTCTGGGTGTCATAGAAGATAGACACGATCCCGAGAAACTGGGTCGATTGAAGGTCAGAGTTTACGGTTATCATACCGATGAGAAAGATAAAATCAAGACGGATGATCTCTTCTGGGCCGCCGTCGTATCTCCCATTCAGTCCTCCTCCTTCGGTGGAGTGGGGTTCAGTCCGACAGGTATTTTAGAAGGTACTACCGTCTTAGGGTTCTTCCTCGACGGGCATAACGCACAAAACCCGATCATACTCGGCACCGTCTACGGTAAGCCCGAGAAGCCGAAACCGGATAAGGGCTTCTGGGATCCGAAGGGCGTCTACACGAGATATGAAGCCGGTGAACAGGACACCAGCCGATTAGCCCGAAACGAAAAGACGGACAAGACTCCCGTCAAGTGGAGACGAGATCGAGTCGATAAAGCGGATAAAGCCTTCGGTGGGCAATGGAAGGAGCCGCCGACTCCTTATGCAGCGCAATACCCTTACAATCACGTCAGAGAGACAGAGCCTAAACCGCATGTCGACGTCTCCGGCAGCAGTCCTCCGGATAACTGCGGTCATATCGAAGAGTTCGACGATACTCCGGGTGCAGAGCGCTATTACCTCCAGCACAAGAAAGGCACCTTTACCGAGATCCATCCCACCGGATTAGAGGTGCATCGCGTCCTGCACGAGCGCCATGTCATCATCGAGAAGGACGAGCATCTCCATGTCTGGGGCAATGGAATGTGCACCATAGACGGTGATAACCATCTTCTGATCAAGGGCAATTCGTTCATCGAGGTCTACGGTAACTGCAAAGAGTACATTCACGGTAACTACGAGCTTCACGTCGGTGGTAACTACGACATTCAGGTAGATGGCCACATGTATGCCAATTCCAACGTGCATATGAAGTTCACTGCTCCGAGAATCGATTTGAATCCATAATCTAGCATAGGGAAAACATGAAAAATTTTAAACAGTTTGTCAAAGAAGTTTGGGAAAAGGACATCAACATCACCTATTATTCCACACCAGGTTCTGTTTCGATCTTTAAAAACCCGGGATCGTCCGATTTGCTGGAACTGAAAAAATCTAACCTCGAGAATGGTGCCGTTAGATTCCTCGCTCTTGCTAAAGGATCGCGCTTGTATTGCTGGAATGCGATTAAGGCTACTCACTCCGATGTAATCGATGAGTTGTCTAAAGAAGGTATCATAGAAAAGGATTCGTACAGTCGAATTGATAAGTGCATTCCCGGAGTTGCACAGTTAGCCGGTAGTCGTTTAAGATACGCCGAGATGGCGGAAAGAGAGTATCACGCCGACCGTAATCCTGTAATGGATCCTTATGTCGTTGAAAAGATTCTAGCTAATGAGTCTATACCTAAACGCTTTCTTTACTCACCCTTCACAACCGTGCAAGAATTAAGAGACGCGGCGCCATCGATGTTGTCGATGTTTCAGTTTATAGACAAGTATGTCGATGGTTACATGGAGGCTTCTATCTGGTCAAAGATTGTCAACCAAACTAAATCATAAATAATCTGAAAAGGAGATTACGATGATTACATTCGAACAATTTATAAGTGAAGCCTCGGCACCCTCTATCGTGGCTGGAACGCCCGACCAAGCTGCCAAGACTCATAAAGCCGTTATCAGAACAGGAGACGGAGTCATTCATCATCACTCGGAGAAGGGTGGTGTTCACACCATCGTGCATTCCTCCAAGAGTGGAGCGATGAAAGTTTCAGAGGTTCATCCCTCTTCCGAAAAGAACAAGACCTCTAGCATACTGACTAGGAAAGCCACCGACAAAGAAAAGAGGATGTACGGTGGTAAATTTATCGTGGCGGATCAAAAATGAAGGTAATCGAGCCCGTAATTTTGGACACGAATAAATAGAAGTAAAAGGAGACGGAAAGCGCTATGATACTTCTATTTCACGACTACATCAAAGAAAAGTGGGTGGTCGACATAACCAAAAGGGACACCACCTTCCCCATCTATGAGAATCCGTCCTCTAAAGAATTGGTCGATCTCAGGAAAGCGGGATTGACGAATGATTTGGTTCGTTTCGCCGCTGTCTTATCCAAGAAGAAGATCTATGTTTGGTCAGGGATGGACATCATCCACGATGTGGCTCTGGCTAAACTCACCAAGGATAAGGTAATACCAAGAACCCAGCACGATAACCTCGATCAAGCGCTCTGCGGAGAGTGCAGGTTAATCGATGGGCGTCTATCATTTGCACAGAATGACGGCATGGACACCTATTTCGGTGCCGTGATTCACAGTATGAAAGGGAAAGCTCGAAGAAGTTTGGACTCATCCTTCCTGCCCCTACCTTATTTTGAGCTGAAAGAGTTGCTCGATGATTTACCCGATATCATCGATAGATACAAGTGGGTAGGTAAGTTTATAGATGAATACGATACTAAATCATCCCCGGCTTTGTTGTTGCAGTATTCTAAAAAATAACATGAAAAACGACAATTTAAGAGAAGACTATTGCTATGTTTATCAATATTATAAGAAGGATTCTAAAAATATTTGGTATCAATGACGAACCAATTCAGGAAATTAAAAAGATGAACATTTTAATTATCACCAAATCAAAGAACAATTATGGATTTGAAACGCCCAATACCCTTTCGACTGGACTCTTTAACTCGGCCCAGCATATAGTCTTTGCCTTAGAGAGTGTGCCGGGAATCACCATCAATCTGGTATCGGTAGTAGATAACAACTCGATAGATAGAGAAGTGACGCTCTACCGTCCCGACATCGTTATCATAGAAGCTCTTTGGGTAGTACCCGAGAAATTCGCGGTACTCAAGGCTCTGCATCCGACCGTGAAATGGGTCATCAGAATCCATTCAGAAGTACCATTCCTTTCCTTCGAAGGTATCGCTTTCAATTGGATTAGACGATATCTTTCCGAGCAGAACATCTATGTGGCTCTGAATTCTAAAGACACGTTCAGAGATTTTAAGATGCTATACCGCAATCAACCCAACTTAATCCTTTGTCTACCCAATTACTTTCGACTGCCCGATAACGATCCGCAGATAAAACCCGACTTCGACGATGAAGTGCATATCGGGTGCTTCGGTGCGATTAGAGGTTTGAAGAATCAGATGGCTCAGGCTTTAGCCGCGATCGAGTATGCAGATAGAAACGGCGCCAAACTTTACTACCATATCAATACCGGAAGAACCGAAGGCTTCGGTTCTGAGAATATTCTTAACAATATACGCGAAGTGTTCGCGGCTCGAACGGACCACAGTTTAGTCGAGCACAGCTGGCTATCGAATGATGACTTCCAACTCTTGCTGACCAATGAGATAGACATCAGTCTGCAGGTCTCTTTCTCGGAGACTTTTAATCTGGTGGCAGCCGATTCCGTTGCCTGCGGTGTTCCGATTATCGCATCCGGAGAGATAGATTGGGCACCCAGCTTATCGCAGGTTCGTAAGTCGTGCTCTGTCAAGGAAATCGCACAAAGAATAAATAAATGCTACATCTTCAGACGATCGGTTGTCGGAAGTTCTATTGACAATCTGATCGATTCTAATCGACTCGCCAAGAGAACTCTTATAGAGCAACTGAGTAGCATTTTATGATGAAATCCTTTGCCAATTTCGTTTTAGAAGACTTCAATAGCCACGGTGCCAAGCAGTTCCTCATCCCCGTATCGACAGTTTCGAAGAGGGGAGGCCCTAAAGGGGCATCGAGCGCCCAAACCATCATGATGTTTTATGAGCATGTTCCGGGGTCTTCTCTCAATCTAACGAGATATGCAAAGTCCTTTTTAGCCTCCGATGTATCGGCTATCATGAAAGCCCCTTCCAATGACTATAGAGTTTTGATTTACCATACACCCGAAGGGAGTCATGTTTTCGTTTGGTATGCGTCGATCCAGCATACGCAGATGACCAGATCTCTGGATGCTAACAAAGATATGAATAAGTACCCTTCCAACATCAAATACCAATACCTTTATAATGAGTCTCAAATGTTTATGGAAGGAGATTCGATCGGTCCTGCATGGTGCTTTCCCTTTATCATATGGCAGGGGTCTATCGTTTCTAATCTAATGCCCGAGGCATTAACTGTTCTTAATAAAGCCAAAGATGTTAAAGCCACATTTCAGCTTTCGGATGCTCAATGGGATTCCATTTCGAAGAAGCAGGAATTCCGTTTATGATGTCTTCTATAAATAGCCTATACCAGATGAGTTGGCGTGATGTCAGCTCTAGTTTCATATAATACAGGAGTTAAAAACCATGCCATCAGCCACAACATCAAATTATCTTCATGACTCTCAAATGAATTACCTTTTGAAGAATACTTCCTGGACGGCTCCTGCAAGCCTTTGGGTAGCTCTTTTCACAACCGTGCCCGCTCTTGATGGAACAGGTGGTACTGAGGTCTCTACCAGCGGTACGAACTACGGGCGCATTCAAATTCTTGCTACTAATGGTTGGCAAGGCCCGTCGGGCGCCAATAGAGAGTACAGCAACATCAGCGACTTGACATACAATGTACCGACAGCGAACTGGGGTACGATTGCTGGAGCAGGACTCTACGATGCCCAGACGTCGGGTAACATGTATTATGTCGCCTACCTGACTACGCCAAAGACCGTTAATAACGGCGACGGCGCGCCGAAGATTCTAGCCGGTCAGCTCAGAATCACTCGCGCAACGTGCTAATCGGACAATGACAATGAAACTTCAATCATTTGAAGAGTTTTTAGAAGAACAGACTCTCGACGAAGGTACCGTGTCGGTCAGTGATACATCTTATCAAGGCGCGCACGGTAAGAAACCCAGTGGAACAGGAAACTGGATGTTCTCCAAGCACCAGAGCCACGACTTCTCGAAACACCCGAAGGAAGATTTGTTCCAGCATAATGGAACTTATTCCGCTGCCAAGAAGGCTGCTGTAAAGCACTTCAAAGCGCAAGGTCATACCGGAACCATTCACACTCAATCATAGGACAAAGCCATGGATGCCGTAGAAATTCAAACATACTCTAAAGAAATAGACAGATTGGCCAGAGGTGGAGCCGGAGCCGGTGCTACTGCAACAGCCGCTCTTGAAGCCACCGGTGGAATCAGATCCGCCAAAGTTCGATCCAGAGGACTGGGATACTCGTTAGGTGATATCCTAACCGTAGCCGGCGGTACGGGTGGTACTCTCACCGTAACCGAAGTCACCACGTTAGGCGCGGTGAAGAACGTCGTTCAAACGTCTGCAGGTAGCGGTTACGCCAATGCCACGAACGTTGCCACGACTGTCGCCCCAGCAGGTGGAACCGGATGCACTGTCGACACCGTAGTCGAATTTGCCATCGATACCATTACCGTAGGTACCGGCGGATCCAATTACACCACAGCAGTCGCTAAGTTCGACGGCGGTGGTAATCCGAATTGGTCATACGGTGCAGCGACTATCGACACCGGTGCAGTAGATACCGTTACCGCTCCAGTCGGAGTCACTTTCACATCGGTGCCCACTATCGTTATCGAGGCGGGCGGACCTGCAGATGCGTCGAGTTTCATGACAGCACTCAGAGCCTTCGATGTCACTCAGCAAGATTCCCGCCTGGAAAGGATCATGTCGATCGTGCTGAATAGAGAAGTACTCACTGCCGAATCCGCTCCAGTGGTTAGAGCAGCGTTAGCCTCTCTCTGATAGTTGCACCCTCTGAAATCCTAAACCTCCTTAACCGGAGGTTTTTTTATGTCTGAAAGATAGATAAATAGACGAAGACATTTACAATAAGAGGACATTATAATGGCGGGATTCAAGCAAACTCAGATAGACGACGACGCCGTTTCTCTCTGGACATTCGATGGAGATGCTTTCGACTCTGGATCGAGAAAACTGATAGTACCTCCCGGCGAGCCTAACTACATCATCGACGAAATAGATAACCTCAATCCGGCGATACTGCACAACGATAACGAGACCTATCCGGGCTATCGCTTGGGGATGCCTTCTCTTGTTGACTTCGAGCAAACCGACCAGCAATCGATGAGTTTCGCTTTTGCCGGTAGACAACCGGCGCACCCTAACCAATGGGCTAAGACATATCTCGAAGTGCCGCATACGCTGTCATATGCGTTTCCCAGATACGGAGCATTTTCGGTCGAATTCCTCTTCTTCAAGGCATCCTCAGGGGATGAAGGCACCAGCGCCTACAGCAGTTATACCCGTCCTATCATATCTAAAAGCGGTGTGTTCGACATCTACTTTTCTTTCCCTTACAGCGATAGATCTCGTATTATTGCCTCTACTCCCGCTGGAAACGTCACAGCCTATCACGATATCACTACAGCGTATAATCTGATAGGTACGGTGAACCACTATGTTCTGGTTTGGGAAAATCTCTTGGTAGATAACGGGCAATATAGAGGAACCGCCAGCGTCTACGTCAACGGTTATTTGGTGGGAACTGCGAGCCAGACTTACTTCGACGTCTTCCCCAATACCAATCTCAATAACCCGATTTTGATTGCAGGAAGAACCGGAAGCAATAGGCAATCGGATTATCATACATCTGATTTCAGACTGGATCAAATAGCGATCTATGATAGAGCACTCTCTTCGGATGAGGTCTCGAACCACTTCTCTAAAATCTTCCCCTATGATAAGATGATCGCTCACGAGTTCGCATCTTCCTTCTGGACATTCGCCGATACCGATTCGACCATCGACTTTACAGTCTATCCAGCAGTCGGAGGATTACAAGGTACTTACCTGGGGGTCAGAAACTTCAATTTCCATAGAGGTGTCGATGGTCCCGATAATCTGATGGGATCGAAAGCGGCATCGTTCGGAGATGGAGGAATGGCAACGTTCATTTCCCAGAACACTTACAATACCTATATCCCAAGACAGATTAACTCGGCATACTCCTATGAGGCGTGGTTTGCGGTAAGCTCGCTAAGAAGAGCGGTATTACTGGCGTCGCAGGAATTAGCGTGGCCCTTCGATGGCCCGCTGATTCAGATAAACATGAGAGATAATCAGGAATTCATCGGGTGCCTGCAATTCACCGAAGGCGACAATGGGGCTGTCTTAAACTCGAGATATCTAAACGATAACAACAGCCGCTTTCTATTCAACGATGGTAACTGGCACCATGTCGTCATTCTTCGAAGATCGAATGGAATGATGGAGCTTTGGTTAGATGGTATACTGCATGATTCGAGCATAGAGGCAACGAGATCTGTCGGGCAGCCCGGGCAGCTCGTCGTAATGAACTCGTTACCCGGGCAACTTAACTGCAACGGGTCTATTTGCAAACTCGCTTATTACGGTTATGCTTTACAAGCTCAACAGATAAAAAATCATTACACCTATACCGTCACCTATCGTATTAGAGGTATCGTGACTTTGTTAGGTGTTCCGTATCAAGCCACCTTAAGATTCTACAACTCTTATACCGGAGCATTTATCCAAGAGCTCATCAGCGATCCTAATACGGGAGAATACGAGGCTATCTTCTATAACAATGCGAACATAGACATCTTGGTATTCAGTGCATCCGATCTATCGGTTAGGTACAGAGCTTACGGTCCGGTCACTCCTTCCGAGTTTATAGACCTTCCGGTGAATCTATGATTTCTTACAGCGACTATGTCCTGGCTCATCGACCGTGGGGCTATTGGCCATTAAACGACGATTCCTTGACCGCCTATAATGAAAGCCATAGCATCATAGATTGCTCAGGAAACGAGAGACATCTGACGGCAGATAATGCTCGGCATATCTTACAAGGTCCCAATGTCGGCGAGTCTTCACGATCTGCTGCCGCTGACAGGCATGACGGTGGTTCCTTCCTCCGGATTCAATCCAGCAGGATTTCCATCCAATTATAGAATATCGGGGTATCACTCGCGCATAAACGGTGTCGAATTAGAGATAATCTACAATGTCACCCATAATATGTGGAGCAAGAGGAGAAGAATAGAAGCGCTGCATGTCGGGGGAACCATCGTGGTCGGCGACTGCATTTTCACTTCTACCACGGCGTATTCCAAGGTAAACAGATACACCAATTCGGGTAATTACTGGAATACCACGGTGATGTCTTATCCGATCGCCAATTACCCTGCCGGTAGTAGAATCATCGGCGATATCGAATGGATCGACGACCGTAATCTAATTGTGACGGTCGTAGTCGATGGTGCTATTGCCGTGAATAGAAATCTTGTGACTTTACCGGCATACACATCTCCTACTCTATACTATCGCTTTCAGGACGATAACTGGAATCGAGTGGCCGTCTTTGGTGGGACAGTCAGCAATCTATCGGTTAATTACGAAAAAGAACTCACGCAAGAGTATGTCGAAAAAACGTGGCAAGCACTCTCTACGCCATTCATTCCGTACACTTCTCCGATGCTGACAACGATTAGCGATAACGTGATGACAAGCAGAATCCTATCCAGTCCTCCTAATTCTGCAGCCCAGCAGTTGGACACTCTCTTGGTTAGAGGGCTGAGCCATAGAATGTTTACGGTAATCACAGCAGAACCGCTGGGAAACGGAAACTCGGAAATCGGTCTCTGGCTCAATACTACCGATATAGAATACGGAGGTGGCAGCGAAATAGTGCATGACTTCATCATCGGGGATATGATCTACATCGATGGCATCGTACAGGACGGGTTGAATGGCTGCTGGAGAGTAGAAAGATTGGGTCAGACATCGATTTACTTCACTGTCACTCGGAGAAGACTACGAAGATGAGGAGGGCTCGTTCTTGATAAAGAGATCTCCCGTCGGGGGTGGAGCGTGGAGCAGGAATGCTAACAGAGAATTCACTTCCCTATCATCGGCTTTAGATGAAAAGCTGGTTGTGAATGATGTCGGGAGAAACAGCTGCACTCTTTCGTTAAAGAACTATCCCGACCAGTCCGTTTTCTTGAGGCGCTATCATAAGAGAAACAGCTCTCACTATCTGGGAGCAGATAAGGATGTCGATATAGTGCATTGGACTATCGTCGGTGATGATCTACGATTCGTCTTCGTCGTCGCCTACAAGCAAAACCCCAGAGCTCATAGCCGAGTAGTCGTGTTCGGCGATGTGGTCGATATCATCGACGACACGCTTAAAACCATGCTGATTGGGTATGTAAACAATCAGATGGGCGATGTCGGGTTTAATAAAATGCACGAATACTTCGAGCCGATCTTCTCGGATAAAGGCATACTCCAACTCAGCCTCAGAAGCCATCAGTCCTCCGGAATAGGCTGGATCTACTCCAGTCCGATCGGTGAACTGGATTACCTCCACGGAACGAAAGACTGCGGTCAACACCAATACCCGGTCCCTTACCCCTTGACATAGGTCGATTAAAGCAGATGATTTTCTATTCGGATTTTATCCTTTCTCAAAAGCCATGGTCATACTGCCGACTGGATGAGCCGGTAGGGTATAATCTTTACCTGGATTCGAGCGGTAATGGTAATCACCTGCAATCTGCAGTAGAAGTGGCAGTCGCCGACAACCGTCAAGCTGTCGATTTAACTGGAGACCCGTTTATCGCCGGAATACTCCCGATGGTTGAAACGCAGCATCTTTCTCTCGGGCTTGTAGACTTCGATATTTACGATACCGCCTTACGATTAGATGTACCGCTCTTTAAAAGCGACACCTGGATTTATAAGAGATGGGAGAAGATACAGAACGACCTGGTTATCAACTCGATGTGGATCGAACTGACTCTTGATACCGACGCTCCCGCCTATCACGAATACATGAAGAACTGGATGCCACCTCTGCATTCTTATAGCGATAACAAGATGGCTATCGACCACCTCTATCTCGCAGGAGATTTTACTCATATCGATAGCTTGGCGGGAGGGCAAGCAGCCACTCACCTATCGCAGCGAACGCAACCTTATGTGATGCACGAGACCTTCTTGCGATTCGGTACTCTGGCGCTGGTGGGAAGTACCGGAGTTCACTACGATTACGATGGATCTTATCTGGGTTACTCCTATCGTCTGTCATTGGTTACTCGAGTTCTTAAAGATGATGACTGGGTCGAGAAGACACTCTGGAGCAGAACACTGGTCACGGAAGATGAAGAGGTGCATCCGGCATCACCTTTAGCGGGTGCGCACCGATTCACTATCGGTATCATCAATCCGACGACATACGCTGCGACGATTAAGGTTTCCGTGGATGGGGATGAGGTCGAAACGATTACGATTGTCCTTCCCGAAGACGAGTCCTTTGTGGCTTACGACCACTCGATCTACTCGATTATCGCTCTGATGAATTGCACGATCTTCTCTAATCTGGCGGTGTTCTTTAATCGTCCGTTTCCCTCCGATGAGTGGTTAGCCGCTTCTCAGAGAGCGCTGGTACGATCTTATCGTGCTCCGATAGCCGAAGATATCTCGATCCTTCACGGGCGTTCTCCGAGCGGTTATCCGATGCTGGAGAAGTTGCCCGGGAGCTTGCTGAATGTCTTAAACGGTATACTCTTCTTGGGCACCAATCATCGATTAGTCACTCAGATGTTTCCAACGGAAGGTAGTCCTGATTTGGCGGTTCGTATCACTCCGACCATTCCCGGGATAGCGGTCGGTACTACCATCAAAATCAATCAGAACAAGCAGAGTCCGTTCTCTGGTTGCTGGAAGATTGCGGCGTTGAACACCGCCTATCAGATTGCCATGACTCCGGCTCTGGCTACGAAGATACCTTCGACCATCACGGTCGGCGGTGTCGACTACGAGCGATCTTACCAATTCACGA